GAATGCTGCAGGAAATTATCTACAGAACCAAATGAATCCAACGAATTGGTGACTGTTTTTTTTCTAACCGTAAAATAGTAATAAAGATGATAACCGGAGTAGCCCTTTTATCAACTTTATGTGTATCTACGGTCGTAGTACTATTAAAAACTAGATCGATGATTGATCCAGAACAGATCCTAAAAAATTTTTACAACTCCCTAGTCAAAGGTGTTCGCGACTTTATACTAGCCTTAGTCCTTAACATTATACAGTACGCAAAGGTAGCCTTCAAAATTGTGATGAAGTTATTATTGAAAATGATTCCCATGTTTATGGGTAAAATAAAGGAAGTTTTCAAAAAACTGATTGGTAATGTAACGGGGGCCGGTAAAAAGGCTGTCGGTGAAGTTGAAAATGCCGGGAAGAAGGTTGTCACTAAATTGGGTAGCGCTGGGATAGAGGGGGCCAGACAAATGGGTGGTGCTGTTGTGGGTGTCGGTAATGAAGTAGGTAGCTTCGGTGATAAGGTTATCGGTCAGGTGGATGGTGCCGCAGCGGATGCGGCTAATAGGGTGGGTAACTATGTCACAGACTTACTCAAACAAGCGGGTGAGGCAATCCTCGATGGTCTCGACCAAGCTGTAGGGGCCGTCGTTGATGTAGCGAATGTAGTTGGGGATGGTGCCGTGACCGCGGCTAACGAAGTAGCTAGTGCCGCGGCTAACGCGGCTAACGCGGCCGCGGGTGCTGCCAGACAGGCTGCGAGTGCTGCAATTTCATTTTTCATGCACTATTTTAGATACCCATGTGGTTTTAGTTGTGGGGGTGGAGGGTGTAGACGGAGTAGGAGAAGGATACGGTGCGGTGCCCCGAGGTGTAGAACCAGGTGGTGTGGCGGTTCATCGCGGCATAAAAGGGTCGATGCGGGGCAAGTGGCGAAACAACGTAGACAGGAAGCGATCGCGGCCCAAAAGAGGGCGGAAGCGGCTCGAGCAAATAAGCGTAAACAGGATGTTGCGCGCATCCGCGCTGATATAAGCAAACTTGTAACACAAATTAAAAATACGTCGGGTATGACTACGTCACGAGAACAACAGTTGAAAGTGAAGGATTTATATACACAACTAAATTCTAAAAAGAATGAACTCGTGAAACTCCAAAACACCCCAATTTAACTTTTCTTATCCTTGGGCCCTCGATATTCCAAAGCCTTCTTTGGGGTCTTGCATATTGTGTCACCGCAGTGATCTCTATTTTGGTAAACGGAGTTTATAGAGGTGGTCAGATCCTCACATGTCTTAACCTTCCAACGCCCCAACATGGGTTTCTCTACTTTAACAAAAAGGTCGAGAAGTCTTTTGATCATTAAATTATCAATCTATATAAATGGATCCCGACTTAGGCTATCTAATGAAGGTTGTCGAGGAATATAAATATAGATTGACCGATGGTGAGTATTTAGAAATATGTAACGCTCTTAAAAATGCTCATCACAAAATTAAAGGACGAAATCGAGAAAACTTTGTGAGGAGAATCAGGAAAAGGTTGGTTTTCGGTTTGGGTCTAGTTATTTTTTTGCTTCGTCCTGCTTCGTCTTCGCGGTGATTCTATCGGGTCTAAAAAAGTTATTATACGGACACCCCAAACATCTTGTATGACGGATTGCACATGAAAGTGCATCTGCGTTCTTCATACAAGGTTTTTTCTCAGCTTTTTTCCGTTGTCGATAGGTGCGTTGTCTTCCGATGGCGTAGGTTTGACCTACAGCTATCATGATATTTCAATATAAATTTTTATTTTTAAGTAGCCGGGCCGATCTGCGCAAAGGTGGCTTCCTAGTAAGTTCCTCGAATTTACGAACATACTTTGTAAATCTGGGATCATTTGTAGGCACTTTTGCCTTATTATAACAGGTCTGAATGAATTTCTTATCACCACTTTCCTGTGTGAGAAGATTGTAATAACTGAGTATAACCTCAAACATAGACAGTGCCATAATTTTACGAACTTCCATATCAGGGTTATTTTCTACGGTGCATAACATCATAGACAGAGTAGAAATCAATTCGGCACGTGAAAAGTTGCGCATTTTAGTTTAGAAAACAAAAAAATATAGGTCAACTTAGGGGTGCTAATCATTTTTAAACAGCGTTGGTACTGTGCATTTTAAAAATGAAGTTTTATTTAATTATTTACTAAAATGCGGTAAGCAATTTAGTTCGAGAAAGCGAGGCCACCCATACCGGACTGGATGCGGAGGACGTTGTAGTTGGTCGCGAACATGTGCATGGAGGTCGCATCGTTCGCGGTGTTCATCTTGACCGCAACCTGCGCGTTGTCGATGCGCGAGAAGTTGCAGGTACCAGTTGGCTGGTGCTCCTCTGGCTTGAGAGCGAAGGAGTAAGAGTAGATACCGGCGTAGGGAGAGCCAGTGTGGTGGTTGTAAGACTGCACCTGGTTGAAGTACTTACCCTTCTGCTCCTTGAAGCGGTCTTGGCCGTTGAGGACAAGCTTGAAGGTGTCGAGGGGACCCGCCACCTCCTCAGTGAAGGCGGTGTCACCACCACCAGTACCGACCTGCACCATTGGGGCACCCGCGAGGGCGGTGGGCACGAAGGCGTTCGAGTCCGCGATGGCAGTCTGGTCAGACTCGAGGACAATGTTGGTGGCAACGGACGCGGTGGTGAAGTTCCAGAGGGAGTTCTTGGACGCGGTGTTGGAGAAGCACCAGACGAGCTCCTTGACTGGGTGGTTGTAGGAGAGGCGGACCTGCTTGGTCGCGGCAGAGGTGACGGTGTCGGTGCCGGTGTGCTGGACCTGCTCGATGAGGTACTCGTGACCCTTCTGCGCGAAGCGGCGACGCTCCTCGGTGTCGAGGTAGATGTAGTTCGCCCACACCCGGAAGACCGACTTGTTGAGGAAGGTCTCCATGTCGGAGGCGAGGTCGAAGTCGATGCGGACCTCGTGGTACTGGAGGGCGATGAGGGGGAGGTAGAGACCGGGGTTGCGGTTGAAGAAGAAGACGAGGGGGAGGTAGACAGACTTGCCGTCAACCGCGGTGGTCATCTTACCCCAGGTGGCCTTCTTGGACTCGTCCAAGTAAAGCTCGGAGTACATGCGCCACCACTTCTGGTAGTGCTTGTCGATGCGCTGACCACCGATGGAAAGCTCAACGTTGTTGATCGCACGCTCCGCGACCCAGTTGCAGTCACCCGCGTCAGCAGTCTTGGTAGCGGCGATGTCAGACTCGAGTTCGAGGTACATGTCACCGACGAGGTCACCGTTGCGCGCAACGGTGACGGACACGCGGCCGGAGTTCGCGGCAGTACCGTTGACGGTCTGCTCGATGTTCTCCATCGCGAAGTTGGTGTGGCGCTTGTATTTCGCCTGGAAGAAGGTCACCTCAGGGTTACCTGTGAGGTAGACATCCTGGGCGCCGTAAGCTACGAGTTGCATGAGACCACCGGCCATTTTGAGAGTTGTTGTACTATAGACAGAGAAAATAATTTTGGGGGAATGCGCATTTTTCAAATCCAATTTTTCTCAGTCCAACATAAATGTCGTCTCACCCTGAAGAAGAAATTGAATCCGAAATCGAGGAGGGGGAAATTGTTTCCGACGATGAAATTTCTTTGGACATGTCCGAGGATGATCATGAGGAGATCTTGGGGGATGATGGTATCGATGTCGCCGAACTTTTGAGTTCACTTATGGCTACACCAGAGGGTGACACAGTCTGTACAGCTCTGGTAAATATTGCATTTCAGTTACAGACCCAAAATAAAATTTTAGTTAAAATGCTCAGTAAGATGCAAAATGCTTAAGGAATAAATGGCTTATATTATAAATGGAGAAAACCCACTTCATCGACAAGGAACCCAACACTTATGAAGCTTTGGCGGAACTTCATAAGGAACAAATCCAGTCGATGAATCAGGAACATATTGTAAAACTTATCGATACCATTGAGTTTCGTTGGGACCTGAAGTCTGATGACTTTAGGAATGCCCGTGAATTGGGATACCGTCAGTACATTCACCCTGATAACTATGACACTTGTGGTAACCCAGATCCCTCAAACATTGATATCATGGCGATCAAAGGTATACGTGAAAGAAATCGCCGTTTCATGGTAGATCTCAAGAATCACACTCGAGAATTGAAGATCCATAACTTTTCGGTAGATGAAGACGGTATCACCCTCGTCAAGAGAATCAACAATGTTCTGAAGCAGGTCAACGATGGATACGAAAACATCCGAAGACATTACATGTCGTACGAACGGATTGTAAACCCTACACTCATGCCCCAGGTTACATCGTCCTCCGATCCATCTACAATGGATGAAGATGAGATTGAGAGTGCAACTCCATTTCAGAAATGTTTACTGTACACCCTGGATCAAACATACAAGTCTGGGTACCGTCGGTACAGGGATCATTGTTGCGAAGAAATTCGAACGGTTGATGGATATAGGACCCGTGCGTGGGTTCCTAAATTTACTATTGCTCAATTCGTATATTCCCTGTCATCCAAAGATGACGATTTTAACAACTGGAAAAACTTTACAAGTAAGGGGTCCGTGTACAGAGAGGTTATCGACAATATATCCAAATGTATTGATCACCAGTTTCCCCAAATTGAGAAAAGACGTCACGTGTGGTCGTTCAAGAATGGGGTTTTTGTTGGGAAACAGTATAACGCCGATCGCGATGTGTATGAGTGCCGCTTCTACCCCTACGACAGTAAGGAATTTAGGTGTCTCGATCCGACTGTAGTCGCGTGTAAGTATTTTGACCAACAGTTTGATGATTTCTCACACAAGGAACGATGGCAGGATATCCCCACACCCTTTTTCGATAGTGTGTTGGACTACCAGCAATTTGGGGACCCCGAGGTATGTAACTGGGCGTATGTAATGGGTGGACGACTCTGTTTTGATGTTGGAGACATGGATGGTTGGCAAGTTATCCCATTCTTCAAAGGTATCGCGAGGTCTGGTAAATCCACGCTGATCACCAAGGTATTCAAGAAGTTCTACGAGAGTGAAGATGTTGGTACACTTTCAAATAACATCGAGAAGAAGTTTGGACTCTCTGCAATTAGGGATTCTTTCATGTTCATTGCACCCGAAGTCAAGGGTGATCTAGC